TATATTCACTATCACCATCCTCAACAATTGCTTTATTGAATTTATAATCAATTTCACTATCACCAATAGCATAGTATTTAAAATCCAAACTACCTTTAGATAGTAATTCTCTACCTTTTGATGTTAATTTGATGTTTAATACTACGGGGTCTTTTTTTCCTATAAATGCCATTTATTTTTTACTTTTCTATAAATACAAGTAATTTTATTTTAATTTTTAATGTTGGGATTCCGATATTGCCAATAAAGTGCTTGGTTTACAAATTTCAAATATTCCACCACATTGATTACTAATTGAACTTAATGTAATTTTAGCAGAGTTAATATAATCATCACATACATTATCAAAATGACTACATGCTGTTACACAAACACAATAATTACTTGGAATACATAATGAATCTATTTTTATTGTATTTATTGTAGAACACCAATTAGTATCTGCAACTAATGCTTCCACATGACTATGGGCGAACCCACAAGGAATAGTACTTCTCATAATACAAGAATCAGCAGTAATTGGTTGCGCTAATCCCACTGATGTTGAAGAACGTGTACAAGCTGTATATGTTAAACAGAATCCCATTCCTGAAGTTATTGGTTTACTTGTTGATATTTTACCACCGAATGAATTCAATCCTTCTGGAATAGAACTATCATCACTAATACTATCAATATAAACATAGATAGGACCGTCTGTTTGCTTAGTTTCAACAGTACCATATCCAACAGCACTTATAGCATCATCATTCCTTGCAAATGCTCTATAATATACTGTTGTGTTTGATGGTAATTTAGTTGCATCTTTATCCCAATAAACACCAGTACCAATATCACTAATTGTTGAATCTTTATATATTCCAGAAGGTAATATTGATGTTAATTTCAAATTTGTTGATGTACCTAATGATGGATTTGTTGTCCACAATATACCATATTCTACGATTATTGTTGGGTTTCCTTTATTTCCAATCACATTATTAGTAACAGGGAAACTAGTTTCGGTTGCAGTTCCAGCTAAACCAGTTTTAACTGTTGGTGCTATTGGTGGAAGCTCAAGAGTTGTTTTTTGTTTAATTGTACCATAATATGTAATACCATTAACAATCATATATGCACGATATTGATATAAAGTATCTGGTGAAAGACCAGTTATTGTTTTAGTAAAATAATTAACTCCTAGCGGTCCTGACGTAGGTGGACTTGGTTGTAACAGCCAACTACCAGTTATACCTGTTCTATATTGCATTGCATAATATTGAATATCTCCATAACGCACAATATTTTGACCACCAGTTGCAACTATTGTTGTTTGAGTTACAGATGTTGCTATTGTGGTTTCAATTGATGGTGGTGGTAGTGGTGCAACAGGAGTATGAATTAAACGAGTATTGCCAGTATAACCAGTCGATGGTGATTGAACAAATGCACGATATTGATAATCAGTATCATATTCCAAACCAGTTAATGTCATACTAAAGTGATTAAGAGTAAGCGGGTCTGTGTCTGATATTCTTGTCCAATCGTTTCCCACATCTTCTACTTCAAAATCAATTCCTTCAGTTAAATTCTCTAAACCAATTGGTTCAGAAGTACTATAATAATAATTAATTTTCTTATAATCAATACCATATTTACTAAGTTCTTCATATCCAATAATATTTTTACCACCAGTTGTAAGACTACCAAGAACACCTAGAGTCGTTTCAACATATAATTGTGTTGGTGGCGGTGGGGGTGGTAAAATTTGTTGAACTATTTGAAATTTACTTCCATCATCACCAAAAAACTGAACCAAATCATTACCTCTCATATCTTTTGTAAGATTTGATGGATTTGCTACATTAACACCTCTTTTATACCAATGTTTTTGTTTAGTAAATACACTATTTCTAATTAATAATCCACCTCTTTTAAGAATTATAGTTGCGGGTAATAATTGGTCAACAAATCTCTGAAAGAAAGCATTATATTTACTTAAAAATGGATATAAATTCTGAAAAGTATATCCATTAGAGTGTAATGGATTATCATCTGAAAGTAATGCCCTATCCAAATAATCTTCATATATTCTTAATAACGCTGGATACCATCCACCTTTAAAATCAGTTACCACTTTTCTGTTTCTAGCATTAATCATTTTTCTTTGAATCAATTCAATAAATTCAAGAAATGATAAATTACTTATATCACCAAGACCAAAATTATCTCCAACAACTGGTGTAAATGCACTACTATCTGCAACAAGATAGTAAGTACTGATTACATCTCCATATTTTATACCTTTCGGTAAAAATATTTCGAAAGGATTTTGTACATTAATATTATAATCCAAATTTGGTTCTAATGCAATTCCATTAATTAAAAACTTAACATCATTTGTATTTGTTACTTTATAGTTAAGTTTATATACATATTTATTCGCACTAGCATTAAAATAAATTTTACTTGTATTGAAACTATCAACTCTAACAACCTCACTTCTTAAATTAATATCATTACTACCTGCAACTTCCATATATGCAACTTGTACTGTAGGATTTGAATTAAGAAAAGTAACAATATCTGGATTCTGAATAATAATTCGATTTGTTCCACCACTTGAATTTGCTGGGTCAAGAATATAATCCGCAATAAATTGGGAAGTACCTTTGGTAAGTGCAATTCCATTAATTGTTAATTGTAAATCGCCTCGTGGATAACTTGGTAAGTCGAGATAAATACTACCATTTGTTGCTTGAAGTCTGGTGACAATATATTGAATAGTAATTCCACTAATTGATGATGTTGTTCCAGAATTAACAAAAGTTGCTTGAATAACATCTCTTCTACCACCACCATTAATAGCAGTTCCACTAATTGTAAAAGTATTTGCAGTATAATTAATAATATAATCTGCTTGATAATCAGTTAATGTTGTGCCAGTTTTAGGTGCATTTAATAATATACCATTATAACGAACCTCAAAATCTCCTTGATTATTATATGTTGTTGGAATCTGAAAAGTATTCTCTGAATCAGCATATGGTAATGATATGTTTACATATGAATATGGTAAAGTATAACCACTTGAATTAGCTTCAAAATCTTTTTGAATGTATTCCCAAACATCATATTCAATACCACGTGCAGTATCCAGTGCAACATCAATTTCTTTTGTGTTTATTACAAGTTTACTATCTTCTTGATAATATTGTGGTGTCGTGTTGTGTATTCTGGTTGTCCCACTTGCTTGTACCCACGATTTTTTATTATCAACCGTTGCAGATAAATTAAAACCAGCCATTCTAAAAACATCAAGATATGCTTGACCACTATCTGTATTTCCACTAAGCTGAAAATAGAAATCATTTGTTTCAAGAGGTGCTATAGGATAACCACCAATATCGTATGGTAATGAATTTGAAGGAAACTCTGCTTGTGTTAAGGGAACAGTATTAGGATTTATTTTCCCATCAACAGTATAAACATATTCAGTTATGTTAATGAATGGTTCTGGTATTCCAATCAACAAAAACATTGATTTTATTGCATGACGAGTACCTTTTGATTTCCAGAAATAACTAGTATTATTTATTATTCTTCTCCAGAGTTCAATATCGATTTCTGCTGGTAGAATATTATCATTTAAGTTTCTTTCATTATCATCAATAGTTAAAAACCCATCAACTAATTCTTTTTCATTTACTAATGAAAAATAATCCCAACCAAAAGTATTTGACATATTTTTAATCAGTTGGTCTGGAATATTATTGATTTTATCATAAGTTACCTTATTAATATGTACTAATGAATCAATAAATTGTCTCATTTGGTCAAATTCCCTACCATAGATTCTTAATAACTTATTCACCTTACCTTCTTCAGTAAAGTCATAAGTTTTAAGTGAGGATGGAGTTAGAAATCTAGCTATTAAGTCTGTTTTAATTTTATCATATTTAGCACCAATAGTTAAAACAATTTTCAAAAATTTCTGATAAGCTGGTGTGTTAATATCGATATTATATTTATCACCAGTTGCCCAAAGTATTTGCGAATCACTATATACTATTTTTCCATCTTCGAGTAATGTTGGGTCTTTCAAAATAAAAACGAATCCGTCCGTTTCTTCTCTTTGAGAAATAATGTTTTGTTCATATGAACTA